CCGCGACCGATCCAAATGTCGGGATAGTAGCGTCTCCGATGTTGCCGTAACGTGCGTTTGCAGTCGTGACCTGAGCAAAGGTGTAGTTGCTGCTGTCGAGCGTGAGCATGGTGGCGTTCGACGTAATGCCAGATCCAGGCAGCGACGACAGTCCGCCGTGGCGGAATTTAGCCGCAGCCGCGAACAGGAACGGGCAGGTGTTCCCGGCGCCGCCTGACTTCACCAGGGCGAGCGTAGAATCGTCGTACAGGAAGATGCTCGACGGCCCTGAGTAGTCGTAGAAGTAGCACGCAACGTTGGTCCACACGCCGCCGCTGTTGATTAGGATTCCATTGCAAATAAACGCTGTCACCGTTCCAGAAAGTCCACTTTGCATGGCGATAGCGCACTCAGGTCGAACAACCGCGTACATGCCCCCCATAATGTGCCTGGCTAAGTCGGCTGCACCTGGATGAACCGAAACGTCGGTGATTGCGACATCAGTACCGCCATTGGCAGCGCCTCTGCAATTTGCAAGCACGGAAGCCCCGCGAACGGTGAACCCGTCGAATGAGCAGTTTTTCCAATACGTACGCCTTGACCACGAAGCTGGGTGACCATTGCTGCTCTGCACGTCAGCGTTTTGCACGCACACGTTGAGCAGTGGGTTCCAGTTGAGGTTATACATCTTCGGCATTTGATAGCAGGCGTACGCGTCTCCTGAGGTCAGTACCACGTCAGCGCCACCGTTAGCTGGCTGGTCGCCGATGTTGATAGGACTGTTGGCCGTCCCGCACGTCATGTTCGTCGGGATGCTGATCTGTAGCGTCTTGGTGCCCAGGTCGCTCCAGGCGAAGCAATTGGCCTGGGCGGCTGAGTGCGTGAACTGAATTAGCACACCCTTGGCGAGAATACCCGACGCCGTGATACTCACAGGTATGGCGCTATCGGCGAACTTGTACCGAACTCCAGTGTTTGGCAGGTCGGCGGTGACGGCTGTCGTTAGTGCGCTTGTGATGGTGCCAGAATAGAACGCACTGCCCATCTGAAAGATGATCTGAAACTGTCCGCCAGCAGGGGTGTAGTTCCAATAGGCTACGTCACCAGAGTCCATATCACCCTGTATAACCACTAGACGCGTACTCGACAAAACTGCCCCGTTGGTTCGGAACGCGTGCTCACGGCAAGTCTTCAGCGGCGAGCCAATTGTGCCGTCGCCGGTCTCGTCATTTCCAGTTGAGAAGTTGACGTAAGCCCCGGCAAGCGATGCAATCGAAGCTAGGTTGGGCTTATTGTCGCGAACCCAGAAACCGCCACCCGTGGCTGCTACGCGGTAGATGCCATCGGCTGAGCCGCCGCCGGTCTTGTCGTACCAGTACATCCAATGCAGGCTCGTGACGTAGGCTTCGCCCGAGCTTTGCCCGGTCATGTCGTGGGCAGCGAGTAGGGCGACCGTATTGTATTGGGCCGTGAGCCCGGTGAAGCTTGCAGCCAGGGTTGCGGACGCTGCCGCCGCCACGGCGCTAGCTGCCGCATTAGCTGCTGAGTTAGACGCCGAAATGTCTCCTAGCACCGTTGCTGACATTTGCGCCTAGGTGTTCTTGATCGTCTCTAGCGACGTATAGTTGAAATTACCCGTCAACGTCCCCACGACCAAAATATCGATTTCGGTGATTGCAGTGGTCTGAAGGAACCCTCCAGAGATATCGTAATTGGTGACAACGCCAGTGCCGGTGTTGAATGTGCTAGCCCATCCGCCTACGCGGCGCTGCTTACCTGATATTGGGTTCTGAATCTCAAGCTTGAACCACAGGTCGCCACCGTTGGCGATCGCATCGGCGCCTATGATATACACCTTGTCCGTGGCGGCTCCATTGCCTGCGGCTGGAGTTGTCGGCGTCGCCAGTAATGCACCGTCGTAGTGCGTATTGTAGTGACCGGCGGTCGTGTCTCCGTTGAACCCTAGATAAAGAGCGGAGCCGCCAGCAGTGAACGTAACTTGACCGCGTACGATCCACGAGACGATGTGCTGGTCTTCGCCGTAAACAGGGAACACCAATTGCGGTGCAGCGGATGAGCCGCTGTACAGAACCGGCTGGCGGATGTCGCCTGTGACCAGGGCGGACATTACCCGTTGCCACGCTCCGACGTGTCACCCATCAAAGACCAACGAAACGTAGTCAGAACGTTGGCGCTATTGACGTAGCGGCATCGCAACTCAGCGCCCGACACCTTGGTATACACCTTGGTGTAAGTCGTCGCTGGGATGGTGGTGCTTTGGAGATTATCCCACGTCACACCACCGTCGTTAGACTCGTCTACTTGGTATCCATTGGCGGCGCTGGCAGCCGATGAAAAGATGTCGAATACGAGCATCTTGAAGCGAAAGCCCTTGCCGGCAATCACAGTCCTGAGCCCCGTGATTCCAACTTCTAGCGTCGAGAACAGAGTTACCGTCTCGCCATTGCCGGGCTGGGTCGACCCGAAAGTGCCCAACGTATCGTTGAACAGAACGGTTCCGGTTCGCCCAAAGCTGATGTATCCATTTGGATTCTGAGATGACATGGGTTCCCTTTACGCAAATTCAGTTATGACGACCACACCAACAGTACCTGCGCCGCCGGCAACGGCTGCCCCGCCGTTGACAGTGGTGCCGCCAGCCCCACCGGACCCGTTTCCCAGCCCAGCCGCACCTGCACCTTGCGCCGTTGAGCCGACGCCCCCGCCGCCAACGAGGCAAGATCCGCCGGCACCTGACACGCCTACGGACGCCGCCAGGGTAATACCAGGTGCACCAGGAGCCCCCGTGGCATTGACCGTACCATTAGTCGAAATAGCTCCCGCCGCGCCGCCAGCCGCCGTCTTGAGCGATCCGCCGGTCATGCCAACGCCCCCGAGCCCACCGAATGCCGTGCAAAGCGTCGTGCCGTCTGTGAATGTGGTGTTGCCGCCGGTTCCGCCAGTGGCTCCCGTAGCTGCTCCAGCAGTCCCTGCCACGCCAATGGCGACAGTGCCGGTTCCGCCACCGACGATGGCATACTTTCGGAGAAAGTAACCCCCCGCCGCGCCACCGCCACCGCACGCTTCTGACGTAGCGACTGATGTAGTGCCGCCGCCGCCGCCACCAGAGCCCCATCCCTCGACCACCTGAGACTTTGTGCCGGCCGTAGCTGTATAGGTTCCGCTAGCGGCAATGCGTTGTACGCCAATAACCACGTCGGGCAGCTGCGCCTGCGTGGCCGTGCCTGAAATGTTAGAAAATGCAGGCTGCGCCAATACGCTGGTGCCATCGTCCGCGATCGACGTTAGCCATTGGTTAGCTACAGCTGCTTTTGTCTGGATCCCATGGTTCACAACACCGGCGTCGTTCTTAATTGCGAGATTCTTTGATGTAGAATCTTCGTATACTGAACCCCTGCCAGCGCTCGGGGTGCCAGGCGCTACGATGCCAGTGAATGCAATTTGCCCCGCTGCCAACGTACCGTCAGGTATAGATCCAGTCAGGTCTGAATATGCCGGCTGGCTTAGAACTGAAGACCCGTCATCTGCGATTGAAGTGAGCCACTGATGACCAACGGCTGCTTTCGTTTGGACACCGTGGTTGATGACGCCAGCATCGTTTTTAGACGCCAGGTTCTTACTGGTTGAGTCAACGTATTGAACAGCCTTCCCAGCTGCAGGAGTACCCGGTGCAGTAATTGCCGTTGTGATTACGTCTCCGGAATGGGTGAAATGCGTCGGCGCGTTCACATTGGTCGCTGCTTGCGAACCTGCGCCCGGACCGGCGGTTACATCGCCAGTTAGCTGCGTAATGCCACCTCCCGCTGCGGGGATGGCAGTATCGACTACGGTTGCCATTTACGGATCGATCGACTGCTTTCCGCCGATCTTCTCGCGCGTGGTTCCCGACTTCGAGTAAGACGAATTGCTGGTCATCGTCTTGCCGTTCTTGCCGGTTGAGCCGCCGTCCTTACCCATCGAACCAAACAAGGTCGAGCCTTTCGACTTGACTCCCATCGATCCCATGAGTTTCGTCTTTTCACCACCACGGGCGATTCGTCCGCCCATGAGGTTTGATTTGTCTTGTGGCATTCGATTCATCTCCGGTTTGTCGAGACTCGTAACGACCTTGTCGGCCGCCACTACATTTGTGGAACGTTCCAGGCGCTGTTGAGATTTGGATGCGAACGGCATGGTTTTATCCTATCACGGACCTTGACTTTGGTCCTCGTCTTGTTTTGGAGGCTTCCCGAATATGACCGCGATGCTATGGGCGTCAGCCATCCGTTTGGCCTGGGCCGCCTGTGCCATCTGCTGCATGAGGTGTGGCATCTGTGGCTCTGCGGCGATGGCAGCCTCGGCGGGTTTGTAGAGCAGTCGCCCGTTGGCTGCCTGTAGGTTGGACAGCCCAAGGTCGATAGCCTTGTGCCCTAGGCTGCGTTTACCAGCCGCCGTGGCTTGGATTAGGTTGTCCATCGAGTGACCGCCGCCAAGGCCAAACGACAACGTGTCCTTGGCGCGCAGTAAGTCGGGCGCATCGATCTGGCGACCAAGTTCTGGGTGCCGCAGACGAAACTGCTGGAGTGCTCCTGGCGCCAATCGACTACCAGCGGCTTCGGCATCATTTCCAGCGCTACGTAGTGCCAGCGCAACGGCCTTGTCTTCGGCGGTGACGCTTTTGCCAGGCTTCGCCTTGAGGCCCAGCAATTGGCGATCGGTGCGCATCTCACCCATGCCTTCGCTGTAAATCTGATTCGGCTTCGCATACGGACCTTCGTCTACAAGGCTGCGTGCAGTAGCTGCAATCTCCTTGAACGCACGGTCTCGCGTCGATCCGGTACCTGGGCCGCCGGGAACGCCGTAGTCAGCCAGATCCTGATAACGACCGCGAATGTCGTTCAGGCTTCGCTCGGTCGTGAACACACGACCATCGGGAGCGCGAAGCGCATCCAGTCGATCGAGTTCAGCCTTAAGGTGCGGAACCACGTGCGTAGGTGTGCGATCCGAATAGGCCAATTCGGCGATCTTGGACCGCAGCGGCGTGATGTCGCGCAGTTGATCGGCTGGAGCGCCAACGGGAACCTGCGGCGGAATCTCTCGCGGCGCCATCGCCGAATGAATCGATACGCGCTGAGTTTCAGTGTTCACGGGCGGCGGCATCGGAGAAGGCCGGCGGGATGCGTATTCAGAACGCATCTGGTTCATTTTCTGCTCGCCCTCTGGGCCTGCCCACTTGTTCTGAGTGATGGCGGTAGGCTCATTCGACATCGAACGAACGGGAACGCCACCCGTGTCGGCAGCTTCGTCTGGCAGCGGCGAGCGCCATGGGCCTGGCGGACGCGGCGGCGCAGCCGGTGGTTCGGTCTCCACCATGTTGCGAGCAGCGCGCGATGGGGCGCCGTAGTTGGTCTCAAACTGTGCCGCTAATTCTTCGCGAATCTTCTGTGCAGAGCTTCGGCTAACAGCACCAAGGGCATTGCGAGACGGCGTGATTCCTTCGGTCTCTGGGATTCCTGACTGCGGAGTCCTGACGCCAACCGTACCGCCGTGTGCCTCTGTCAAGTCGCGTGCTGCTGCACCTTCGCTGCCCTTGATCAGTCTGCCAAGTGCGCCAATGCCTTTGCCGATAGCCATTCCGGCAAGCTCACCACCGACGGAGCCAGCGCCGAATTTCGCGAAGTCACGTGCCTCCTCGGACGGCAGCTTGAATTGATATCCCTCGGGCGGCTTGTTGCCGGCCGCCAAGTAGTCTTTGTAGTCCTGGCCAGTTTTAATATCGCCCACATCGATATCGCCATGCCACTTCGAATCGGACACAGCCGGGGTCGACGAACGAACCTCTTTCAGCTTCGCAACGATGTCATCGTCCGAATAGCCGTTCTCTCGCATCAGCTGCGCGAGTTTCGCAGGATCGCCAGCCATCAGAAACCAGCCTGCTTCAGCAAGTCATCAATTGGGGCTTGACCGGTCTTCTTCTGCGCAGCGCCTTGCAACTGCGACCCGACGCTTGGCGAACGGTTCCCTTTCGTCTCATTCAACTGCTTACTGCGCTCGGCTTCCTTGATCATGTTGTCGAGGTTCTCGACGGTGATCATGGGGCGTTTGGCGTTCTCAATTGGACCTACGCCGTGTCCACCCATTTCCTGAAACTCAAGCTGAGTCGTCATGTTCGACTGCGGTCGAGACTCCATTTGCTTCAAGAACGACGACAGCTTGGTGTAGAGACGAATGCGCTCGCGACCGGCATCTGTACGGTCAGCCATCGGCATGAGCATTGAGCCGTTCTTGGCGATGTCGTCACGCAGGGCCTTGGCGATTGGAACGAATTGGTCAGTTGCGATCGCGGCCTTGTTAATCCCGCGCTTCTCGGCATTGCTGCCTGCGGTAGCGGTCGGATTCCCTTGGTCGTCGTATGTGGTCTGATTCGCCAACTTGTTAGGCAGGCGACCCATGGCGGTAATAGCGCGAACCGGGTCCGGGATCTGATCGGGGTACTGGGAAGCGATTTTGATCGCCCCTTCCTGATCGTCGGGATGCTGCTGGATGTACTGAGCAACGGCGTTGGTGCCTTCACCGGGCTTCGCAGACGCCCGACCGGCGGCGCCACGCGAACCAGCGTTCATCCCGGCGACGCGTTCGTGCGACTTTCGATTTGCTTCGTCCCGCGCTTGGATCTCAGCGGCGGTCAACGAATACTCTCGCTTCTGCGCTTCGCGCTCTTGCTTGTCGACGGCTGCCTTGACTAGCTGAGTGACCAGCGATTCGTTGCCGGTCTGTGCAGCGGCCTTGATCGCTTCGCTGTATCCACCAAGATCACCCAATGCGGTGAACGGTGCAAGCTTCTTGCTCTTTTCCGCTTCAGCGCGCTTCTCGTTCTCACCGTAGATGTTCGGGTCAATGACGTAAGTACCGTATTGACTGCGGGCCGTCCACGTAGGGAGTCGAGACGGCGCATCCGCCGGCGGGATCGGTCGATTGTCGTCTTGTAGCTTGTCGATGTTCGACTTAGGCGCTGGCGCTAGATTGATTGGGCCGCCCGGGTCCGATTCACCGAGACGTTTGCGAATACCACCCGCCTTGTCTTCTGGTGGCGAAACAACCTTGCCGTTCTGAATCCAGCTCCCCTCTTTCGCGCCGGGCGGCAACGCATGGACCGGAATCGCCTCCTCTGAACCCTTTTCGCCTAGAAGTACAGCGTGATCACCTTCAATTCGGTCGACGAAATGACGAATGTCCAGTGATCCGTACTTTTGTCGATCGCCGTGCGGCACCGCAGAGCCAGAGATTTCACGGCCGCCGCTCCTGCGGAACTTGTCCATGTCGACGTTGACGCCCTGGCCGCTGAGCCCAGCTAGCATCTGTTCGTTTTGCATCCCAGGATGCTGGTCAGCCTGCGCGAGCATTTTAGCGATATCAGGTGCAATGCCGGGTATAGCATGAACCACGGTGGGTCCGCGCGAAGAGGCAGCCACATTGGCGGGAGGCAACTTCACATGACTTGGAATCGCGGTACGCGGACGAGGTGGCGTCTGGAAGTCGTCAATACTGGGAGCGTTCGGATCTTCGCCCAATGGAGCGCCAGCATTGGGTCCATTGGGGTTATCGCCGTCAAACTGTACCAAGCCAGCCATTAGTATCCCTGCGGGGTCATCAATCCATTGCCAAAGTCAGGCTGTTGCGGCTGGTCCTGTGACAACTCAATCCCGTGCGCATGGGCGTACCCAGGAGCCAGGGTCGGGTTGTAACCGGGCGACTGCGGGTTCAAAAGCGTGGTGTGTAGGTACTGCATAGCTTCGTCATGAAGCTGCTGCGACTGAGCATCCTGGCCAGACTTCGCCTTGGAAGCGATGGCATTGGACTCACCGATCTTGGCCTTGTCAGATGCGCTGGTGGGGCCGCCAATGGCGGACATCCCGCCAGTGGCGTATGCCTCGCCTGCCTTGACCAGCAAGTCCTTGATCGAGTTGTTGCCGTCAATCTTGGCCTGCTCGCCTGACTTGTCGTAGTTGATATACGGTAGGATTGCCATTGCTACTCCTAGAACGGGCTGAGGCCGCTGATGAAGGTTTTGATTTGGTTACCAAGGCCAGACTGCGCCGCCGCTGCCTGCGCCGCCGCTTGCTGCTGCTGAAACTGAATCTGATTAGCGTTCAGGCCAAGCGAGGTGTCGATCATGTTCGCATAGTTACTGGCCGTGTTCTGCGTGCCATTGAGAAACGTCTGCGCTTGCATATTGCCAAGCGTGCCAGCGTCCGTGACCCCGGTGTTCACTCGCGTCTGCTGCAACTGCTGAGCGGCGTTCCCAGACTGCAAATAGTTCATGTACTGTTGTTGGGTCATCTGGTCGGTCATGTTCGCCAGATTGCCGTACTGGTTCATCGACGTAAGCTGTTGACCGCCGGCCGCATTAGCGGCTTGCTGATACGCCTGCTGTTGCGCAAGCGTCTGTGCATCGACGGCGTTCGTCTGCCCCATGGATGCTTGAATCTGACCAAGGCTCGCAGCCGACGAAGCATTGGCAGCCTGTTGACCGCCCTGAAGATAATTCAGGTTCGTGTTGGCGAGGCCCTGGCTAGTTGCAAGTTGGCCCTGAGTTCCCGCTAGTCGTTGGGCGTCGGCAGTCGATAGAGCACCTGTAAGACCGGCGAGACCAGCATATCGGCTGGAGTCTGCGGTTGCTCCAGCAGCGACGCCCCCCTGCGCACGTGCGAGTGCATCCTGCTGCGACTGCTGATAGGTGCCAGAGAGGCCAGCAAGCTGTGACAGTTGCTCTTGCGAAGTCTGACCGGCGATATTCGAACCAAGCCCGAGGCGAGACAGTTGGTCGGCTTGCGACTGCTGGGCGACTCCCTGCTGCCCTTGCAGCCCAGCGAGTTGGTATTGATTCGTCTGTCCGGCGAGCGTTCCGCCAAGCCCAAGGCGCTGCTGCTGGAGAGACTGCGACTGTTCGCCAATCCCAGTAGCGCCGCCAAGCCCTGCGAGTGTTTCACCACTGGCGGCCTGCCCATAGTTGAGCATTTGGCCGTATTGGCTCTGCTGAAGGCCAGCCACCGAATTGGCAGCACTCTGCTGTTGGCCAAGTCGTGATTGAGTCGCCCCCTGAGCTGCGCCCTGGAGTTGGCCTTCCTGCTGATACTGCTGAGCCGCAAGATTCGAAGCGCCAAGGGCTTGTGCCTTCATCGCAGCGCCAGAGTTGAACCCTCCGCGCGCATTGAAACTCGCATCGATATCAGCGGACTGCTGTTGTTGAAGCTGCTGATAATACGGATTCGTTCCGTTCAGATCGGAAGCAGCGAACTGCTCAAGTTGGCCGGGTCCGCTCTGCTGCGGCGTCTGTTGGTTGAACGTCGAGGTAGCAGCGTTCTGAGACGATAGGCCGGGCAGAGCAGCGCCATACAGGTTGTTAACGGTGTTATTGCCGAGATAGCCGCTCTGTAGCCCGGTTGACTGCTGTTCGAACTGCCCTTGGCCAAGCAGTTGACCACCGACCATCTGCTGATAGTTCTGAGCAGCACCGGGCTGGCCGTAGGCATTGAACAGCCCACCGGCGGCCTGCTCCATGGCGCCGGGGCCTTGCAATTGACCGGCTTGCGACTGCTGGAATTGCTGAGCTGCGCCGGGTTGAGAATACAGGGATGCCAGGTTTCCGGTTTGTTGCTCGAATGCGCCAGGGTTCTGAAAAGTACCCTGTGCAGCGCCGTACGCTTGCCCGGCCGCAGATGGTTGCGAGTATCCACCCTGGATCTGCCCCATGGCCCCCTGGAGGCCAGTTTGCGCACCAAACTGTTGCATGAGCCCAGGAGCGGCTCCCTGCATTGCATTCGAACCGTATTGCCCCTGCGTCTGGTTGAAGTAGTTTGTAGATGCGCTCGGCTGAGCCAGTTGGCCCATGTAACCGGCGTAACTCTGCTGGCCGTTGGTGGGCGCCAGCATGTTCTGGCCCTGCGACTGAAACGCCTGGGTACCAATCGGGGCTTGCGAATACTGGCCCGAGAGTTGCCCGTATACGCCACTCAGCGCAGACGGGTTGATTAGGTTCTGACCGGCGGTGTTGAATGCCTGTTCGCCAGATCCATCGCTCGTTAATGTCCCGTTGGGACCGTAGGCATTCGACAGGGCGGCGTTGGCGTTGGCGTACATCGCCGCAGCGGTCCCCGTATTCATGTTCCCGATGGTCTGCTGCTGGGTGGCAATCCCCTGCGCCTTGTCGGTCAGAGCTGCCAACTGCGACTCTGCCGTAGGCGGCGCGGGCGCCAGGGGAGGAAGACCGGCGGCGGCTCTGGCCGCAGCGGCGTTGTTAACGATGGTAGTCGGATCGCCCCTAACGGCCATGGTTGCACATCATGAGGTTAAAACCGTAAAGTCCTCTTCCAGCGCGGAAATCACGCTGTCGTCGGCTCCCGAATACCTGATTTTATACTGTCGGCGTCGATAGATCCCGCCCGGATACCAGTTTTTCCAATTTGTAGTGTCGCCGTCCTGCGTGCCGAGGTCGATGGTCGTTGGAACGCTCCAAGGTCCCTCGTCGTCCTTCTTCGACAGCTCAATCGCAAGCCCGCTGGACTTCCCGCGTGACAGGTAAATCGTCAACCCGTTGCATCGCTTGCGCTTGGCCGTGCTGTAGTCCAACCGCTGCGTGACAATCTCAGCCACAATCGGCTCAGTTACGGTGCCGTTGGTTGCGATGTCGAGGTACGAGTTCAAGTCGAACGTCAAAACGTTCTCGTAAAGCGAGTCGCCAATGAAGTGGCGGTTCACCGACGGGGCAAACACATAGGCGCCTACCCTGGGGGCGGTGTAATCGCCCTTCGTGGTGTTCCAGGACTTCCACTGGCCCCATTTCTGGGTGTTCAGTTCGTAGTACCAGGAGATCCCCTCAGTCGGAAAAACCCAAATCAGCAAATCCCACCAGCCGATTTGCGAACGGAACCCAAAACAGTCGCTTACGGTCGAGATGTTACGCAAGTCGTGCGCGATCGGGCCACTGATTACCTGATAACTACGCCCGTCTGTCGTAACGAAGCGACGAAGGTTATCAAACATCGCAAAAGTGGTGTCCATTGGAATAGGCGAGTACGGCGATTGCGTGCCGATGTTCAGGGCCGGTGCCGACTGAAACGGCAGGTTGGCATCCGAGGTCACGCCGTATACCTGTACCGTCTGCGTGCCAAAAATGTAAAGCTCGCGAAGGTTCTCGTACACGGCAACGACCGGGTCGGGGCGGGCGTCGGCGGTGTTGAAGTTTAATGGTGGCCATGTGCCGTCTTGCCCATCGCCAATGGCTGACCAAATGTACTGATTCAGAGATCCTGGGAACTGGTTGTTCGCAATGATGTAGTTCGCGAGCTTTACCACGTGAGTAGCCGCCTGTGGTGGCTGGTTCGTTCCCAGCACATAGGAAGCGAGACGCGACGACATGACTGTAGTGTCGCCAGTCCACGTTTGGAGTTGACCGCCGCCGGCAATGATCAGGCGCAGAGAGTCCTCGGCGAATACTGCGCGACCGCTACCAGACAACTGGGTCGTGACATCTGACGTGGAGAGCTGAAACTTGGCTAGTGTTACGAGGTTCTGCGCAACGATGTACCTGTCGGCGCGAACGTAGATCAGGAAGTCCTGCGCAACGATCGGGTTCTTCCAGATGTACATCCCGATGATGTTCTGGTTGGTCCCCGATGACTTGCTGTTATTGGCAGTATCAAACCCGATGTTCGTGATTGCCGGGCGCGTCTTAGAGCCACCGCTGGCGTTGCCATCTGGCGTCCAATTGATGACAGACGCGGATGCGCCTGGGATGTCTTCGGGGTTATTGACCTGGCCTAGGTCGATTGGAATGCGAATCGTTGGCATTAGATTGCGGCTGTCGCTCTGGTAGTTTCCCTGTAAACCGCGCTGATATGATCATACCGGAACGACATCATCGTAACGTTCCCCGTAGCCGGCGCGGGATTGGCACCACCGACCAATTTATATGCTCCACCAAAGTTCCAGACTACGGCTCCTCCGGAGTTATTGATGCACGCTATATCTAGCGGCGTACCTGCCAACGGGTTGTAAATTGGGTTTTGAACCGTAATGGTGATTGCGGCGGTTGCGATGATTCTTACGAACTGACTACCTCCAGGGATCACCGAGCCATTGACTGCCAAGCTTGCCGCCACGGGGAGACCGACCCTGGCGTCAGCCATGGCAGTCAATATTTGCGTCCCGTTTACTAGTATTACGCTAGTATTGGCCGAGTTAACTCTAATTGAGTTTGTTAGAGCAGCTGAGAAGCTACCACCGTTTATCAGAATCGATGGAGATGCATTTGCCGGTATATCAATACCAAAGCCGCCAGCCGAAGATGTTGATATATTGACATCGTTGAACACGGTTCCGGCCTGGCTCAGGGCAGAGGTTGTCATGATGACACCGCCGGTAAACGCAGATGATGCTGACACGGTTACATCGCTAATCACGCTTAGGTCCAGCGCGCCCGACAGCCCAAACCCGGTTGATGTTCCAGACAAGGTGATTGCAATGTTAGAAAGAAGCGAACCACCGGCGGTAAAGGTGCCGCCACTTAAGCCTGATATTCCGTTGTTAAATCCAGACACATTAAGATTGGATATGTTCACCTGGCCGGCGACGGCGACGGCAGTGCCAGACGACGAAGTGTTGGCTAGTATAGATATGTCTGATAGATTAAAAAACGACACCTGTCCGCTGGCCGTTATCCCATTGGCGGATGTGCTGGTCTGCCTTAATGAGGTTGCGTTCTTGGCTGCTCCGTTAAACGATATGGCGGTAATACTCACAGGCGCGATCGAAATCGCAGAAGAAATCACGTATGCGCCAGGTGGAAGATAAACCTTCCCGCCACCAATGGCGATCACTCTGTTGACCGCTGCCTGGATGGCAGACGTGTCGTCAGTTAGGCCGTCTCCCTTGGCGCCAAAGTCCTTGACGCTAATCTGAACCTCTTCGAACTTAGTCACCAGAAGACGTGATACAGCGCCGGCCCCTGGATCCAAGAACGTTCCATTGGGTCCGCCTAGCGACGTGCGCAGCAGCGACAGCAGTGAATTCAGGTCCGTTGCGCCTGGCCAGTCTGGGTTAGACACGCCGACAAGCTCGGCTCTATCGCCGTCAATTCGCGCAATGTCCTGAAGCGTGACGCCACTAACGTCCTTGATGATTGCACGAAGAGGAGTAGCCGTATAGACGGGCAATGGCGACTTACCATTGGCATCCAGAACAATCGGCTGGGTTTGTGGCTGTAGTAGGGCATCGTCGCTGAACACCGTCGCAGGGGTCAAGGTTCCTACGGCGTAGAACGAGACGCTCCCAGACGCCGCAGAGGCGCCAAACCCAGAGACGTACAGGGACTGTAGAAATGCGGCCATTACCACTCACTCTGTGTTATAATAGGTACATGAAGAGCATCAGATGGACCGTGGAATTGATCCTTGATAACTGCGCTAAGTCCAAGAAAGGAGAATGCATTGAATGGCAGCGGTGGCGTTCTAGGCCATCTGGCGTCGGAAGCTACGGCAAGGTTATGAGTTTCGGGTTTAGGTGGACCACCCACCGTCTCATGTGGACCTTGGTTAATGGTCCAATACCGCATGGAATGTGGGTATTGCATACGTGTGATAACCCACCTTGTTGCAATATTGACCATCTTTACTTGGGAACCAGAAAGGACAACGTCGAAGACATGGTCAAAAAAGGCAGACAACCAAAATGCGAAGGTTCTAAGTCCCCTAATGCAAAACTCACCGAATCCCAGGTTGCTGAAATAATCTCCGCAAGAGGAAAAGTTAGACAGGTTGATCTTGCTATCAAGTACGGAGTAACCCAGGGATTGATTTCCCGAATTCACAGAGGAGACGGCTGGAAACATGTTCATCGATAGTTTCCCCTTCCTGAATAACTTCCGTAATAATATGCTCCGAAAGCACAGATTTGTACGTCACCGCGTTCATTGTCATCGTTTAGCAAACGGTCGCGTTCCTCGTGGAACGTCTGGTTCAGGAAGTTTATACGGTCCATTGCCAATCCGTAAGCCATGGCAAGGTCGGTAGCTAGCCCGAAGCGCAGGCAACGAATCCACTTTTGCGGCACGTCCAGCGTGTTGGCGTCGGTCGACTGATCGCGAGCTTTGACGACGGCGGGGTATTCGAACGTGTCGCCGCTCGCGGGCGGTACTGGGTACAACTGCAATGTAATCGTTTCGAGACCAGCGGTATTCAGCGCTTTCTCCGCGAAGTAGCGAATCGGCGTGCCCTGTAACGTTCGATCGCCAAGGTACATGTACTCATCGCGCGCCATGGTCGTTACAATGCTTCCCGTGGTTTGCCCAGACAGCGTGTAACGCCCAGGTTCATCGATGTCGTAAACGTCACTTGCGAGAACGTATGCAGCGGTACCCGAGATCGTTGTCAGAGTTCGCCGCTGTACCCTCCAAAGCAACGCCCCATCCGCGTCCATCGACATGATCAGTTGGGCCAGGATGTCGTTGGCGTGCGTCACCAATGCCCCTGCGTCTGCTGCTGGATTAATCACGCCAGGCCCAATCGCGCCTACGTCGGTCAACGCTAGTTGAACAACGCGGCCACGATTGGGGTTGTAATTGGATGTTGCGGGGACGGACATTAGTATGCCTTAGGCGCGACTCCCGCTTGCTGTGGCTGCTGCATCGGTGGGCGCTGTGGCATCCCGCCCTGGAATGTGCCCTGTGGATACTGCATCTGTGGGGCTACTTGCGGCTGCTGCTGGCGAGCCATGAGCGCCTGAAGCATCTGCGGGTTCACCTGTGGCTGTACGCCACCAGGCCCGGGAGGCATGCCTCCCATGTGGCCGCCCATGCCGTTCATGGCAGCGTACTGTCCGCCGGGAGGGCCGCCCATGCCACCCTGCGGACCCTGGCCGGCCTGCTGCGGCCCCTGCATCCACGGTGGGCGCTGCCCCATCTGCTGACCCATTTGTCCACCACCCGGACCGCCGGCCATGCCGCCGGCAGGCCCTTGCGGGCGTTGTGGCATCTGTCCGTGCATTTGGTTCATGCCTGCATATACGCTCATCGTGTTACCTCAGATTTGGAAATTGTCGTTTGCATTTGCTCGAAACATTTGTCCGATTGCAGCGGCGGTACCTGGAGAAATCAGCAGCCCTGCAAGGTTTGGCACTCCGGTTGATTGCTGAACAAACCCATTAAGGTTCGATACTCCGTAAAGAATCCTCCAGTCGGACTTCTGGAATCTGTTGTAGTCGTAGTCTTCTGGAACGGCTAATCCTGGAGACACGATGTAGTCCTTGGCTGCGTCAAGGTCGGCGTTTGACTGAGATGCCTGGATTCTAGACATGTAACCCGCAGAAACCAGGGCATATGCGCTGCTGCCGTTGAGTGCTACTGGATTAGCATTAGCGTCCCTGACCGCCAACGTACTGGTCAGTGCAATCTTGGGGTTGTAATTTCCATTCACTCCGTTGACGGTCGGGGCATCTTGGCCAATTGACTTAGTCGTGGATTGGAACGCAGGGTTCGACGTGAACGACATCAGCCACGTCCAAATAGACGACACTTGGGCGCTGTAGCCTTCGAATGCATATAGACACCTGAGGGCGTTCGAGAAGTTTGCCGCCGTAATAGTGGTTCCGGGGGAATTCAGACTTGAGTCTGACCATCTTCCAAACGTCGGATTTGATTGGTTTCCAAGGTATGGGATAAACTGCTCATATGGAGTCGTAGAAGAGAATCCAGTTATAACTTGGTTAATTCTGTTGTCGTATGCTCCAACAGACCAGAAGGCCCTAGCCTTTGAAATAGACGAAGAAAGCAACCTTTGTGGCGCAGAAATATAAAACCCCGATACAGTCGTATCGGCGCCGTGTATCTCGTCTCCTACCTGCTTAAACAGTTCATTCAGGAACTCTATGCACTGCATAGCAATGTTTGGAAAATAGAACTGGAGTCCAGTGCCGACCGTGAGGAATGTATTCGTCCAAGTGTCAAATTCGGCTCTATTAGAACTGTTGTCAGCGCTGGAAGAAAACCCAGTCGTCCTAAGGTCGTCCCTTTGCGTACTAGAAAGGCAATCGGCGAATCCTCGTGCCGAAGCAAGGTATCTATCAGTCCCGGTCAACTGGAACGCCCTTAGCATGGCCAACCCGCCATACGCCTGGTCTCTGACTGCAACCTGATTAGCTGCTCCAATAAATACGGCGCCATAGTTCGCATCATTAGACTTCGTTGACGCGGTTGAGGTGCCAAACCCAACCTGCTTAGAGTAAATCCAATCAGCTAGTTCAATGATTTTCTTGGTAGCCCTGCTAATCCAGTACGACGGCTTTTTCTTCTCAACAACCAATTCATAAAGGTACCTGACGGTTTCGCCGGCCGAATTCATGGAGTATGCGCCCGGTGTTTGCTGCGTATTGTTAACCAGAAACGTCGCACCTGGAGCGGCGCCTAACCTAAACCCACCAGTCCATCCAGAGTCGTAAACAGGCAAGTTAGTAAGAAAGTTGAATATCTCGGCTTCTTGGGAATACGAGTCTTTGAACGAATACGGAACGCCAAACGGCGGCGGTGGCGCCTCTCTCCGCTTGTTTGAGTCGGCCGAGATGCGGTCGCGTTCGAGCTGCGTCTGTTCAGCGCACCAGCGGATACAACGAAACTTTCCGTCGGGGCCGCGTACGAGCTGGTTATTGCGGAACCGAATCCCGCACACGTCGCAACTGCGAAGGAACGTTCCAGGCTCCCAGGTAATTGGCCTCGTGTAAGCCATCACGCCTGCTCGAATCTGCTCCCGCCGCTGACAGTGCCAGGGATCCAGGTGCCAGTGCAGCCCGCCGCTAGGCTGATGTGGGCGTTGTTCAATTGGTTCACCGCCCGCGCATCGATGGCAGTCACGGCAACACCCAGCTTCACGACGAAGTCGGAGAACCCGATGGTGCCGCCGTCGCAGGTCATGTTGGTGATGTCCATGACGCTGGACGCGTTCGTTACGATCGATAGCCCGATCGCGGCTTGCGTGGCTCCATTCGCAACAAACGAAACGCCGTCCAGCGACAACCCCGTCGACACGCCGCCTGACCCCCAGCGAATCGCTGCTGTAGTGTCGAGTGCCCCCATCTCGAAATAGCAGTTCTCGATGTCCGTCGGCGCCGTCGTGGTCACGTCAACGCGGGCATTCGTCGCGGTGGTGGTCGAGGCGGGGAAGTACAACCCCGACAGCAGAATGCCACCCTGGGAGATCACGAAGCAGCCGCCGGTGGTAGCGCACGTGAATTTGGCTGCGTTGGTGCCAGTTCCCTCGCTTACAAACGACAGCCCCAGCTTGTTAGCCGTGACCGCAGCGGCTAGGTTCTCGACGTGTCCCGACAGGAACACGATCGTGTCGCCAGCAACGGCGTTGGTTACGGCCTGGTTGGCGGTTGCAAGCGGCTTCGCGCGATCTTCGCCACGTGGAGACGCAGCGTCAGAGCCGATTAGCGATGAGACATACCAAGCGTGTCCACCGTTAAGCTGCCACGTAGGTTTCGTAGTCGCAATCGAGGAACCGGAGGTCCCCCCGAAACCGTTGCTGTAGAGCGTAGGACTTGCCATTTATTCCTCCGGGCCAGCCCGGGGCAAGCCCGACTGTCACTTAGGTGGAGATCGGCGTAATCGCGATGCCCTGCTTGCCGATGGTACCGCCGAAGTTCTGGAACATGTTCCAGTTTCCAGGGGTATTAATTGCCGTAGCGCCGCCCGAACCATTCTGTAGACCAAGGTAGTTCTCGGCCACGGTTCCAGTGCAATTCGCAACGCCCTTTAGCGCCACCGTTGAGCTTGCGGTCTTGTTGATGAACAAGTTTCCGTAGATGTTCCAGTCAGCGGGCGCGGTGCCGCTGTTGGCGGTCAAATCCACGCAGCCGCCGGTGGTGGCCGAAAGCAACGCCTGGATGTTGTTGTTCGCGATGGTGATTCGGTTAGCTCCAACAGTTCCCGTCGGCGCCATCCAAGAGGTTGGAGTACCAGTGACGGTATCTCCGGTGTTCCAAGCGATCATGCAGTCGCTAGCTGCCGAGGAGGTGGAAATGCCAGTCGTCGCAAGAGCAGTCGCAGACGATGACAAGTTGAACCGATTGCTCAGTACCTTGCATCCGGCCGCAGTTACCGTAACCATGGCCGCCGTGGTAGTCGTTCCCGTTTGCGGGCAGAGCAGAATCATGTTCTCGATGGTCGAGCCCTGGTTGGCCAGGGCAATCGTCGAAGCAGCTGCCGTGAAGGTCAGCGTCGGGCGAGCAGTTGACTGCCCCTCCCCGATGATCCGCACGCCAGCCTGAATCACCTGAGCGCCGGTGTTGGGGCCAGTGGAAGAGGTCCCGCTGAACACGTTCGACGCCGTGACGTTCTCAGCGTGACCGCTGAGCACGAAAATCACATCGCCCTGGTTCCCGTTGGTGCCAACCACTCGGGCGAGCGCATCGGCAATCGACACAAACGGCGCGTTTCGCGAGGTGCCGTCGCCGTTGACGACGCCGGTTCGGTTGCAAACGAACCAGACGTTCCCCGTGGGCATGTCGTAGACGCTGCCCTGCCCAAACAGCGGGATGCCGAATGAGGTTTGGCCGCCGGGATAGTTGGTAAGTGGCATCGGTGCTCCTTAGACTGCGTTCGAACCGTAGATGCCGCGACCGTCGATGCAGCCCCAGTAGGCGCGGAACCGAGAGATAAACAGCGCCTGGGTGAGCATGTCGACGTTATCCCGCATGAACTGCGGTTTCACGCGCCACTTCCAGAACAACCCATCATCGGCGTTCGTCTTCACGAAGTACCGCGTATTGGATCCGAGGTAGTTGAACACGATGGGCTCGAACTTCCCGGCGATGAAAGAGCGGTCGTTGTTGGCAGAACCAACCTGGAGCTGCGTCGACGCAAGCTTCCAGGCCAGAGGGCCAAGGGCCGCCGGCACAATCAGTTTCTCAGGCTGAAGCGGCATGATCATGCCGTCAGTCCAGGGGATGACCGCCAGGTTCTGGAAAATCTGCTCTAGCGCAAACTCACTCAGCGAGTACGGCGTAGCGAGCTGATTCGAGTACGTCCCGCCCTTGGGAATGGTGTGGGCGGTGTTGCAGAGCGACAGGTTGTCGCCGAGCGCCGGGTACGAGGTGTTAAACGCGCGGTCAAGGAACTGAGCCGCCAAGTACTCAGGAGTCAGCTTCCCGCCTCGACCAAGGGCCTTCGCCGCCGTCTTGATAGCGCCGTACTTCGTGTCCTCGACCGCTTCGAGCGAAATCTCGATGGCGGTGGCGAACGTCTGCGCGGCCCAGCGCTTGTTGACTCCCTGGATGATCTGGTCAGCCACAATCCGGTCGTTCTCCGGCTTGTAGGTGTACGTCCCAGGGCCGCCGTACTCTACAGCGTCGAGAATCGGCTCCTCGGTGGATTCGGTGTCGAAAATCTTGTCGAAGATCGATTCCCCATCTCCGGAGGCAAGCCCCCAGAAGTGGCGGACCACCGGTTCGATGCTTTTGTAGATTGAGGCTGAATTCATTGGCATGGAAGCGAACTCCTGTTATGGGACGGCGACGATAGAAACCATTCCGCTCATCGTGCAGGCCCAGTCGGCCGCGAGCGAGGCGGGGCCTTGAAGCATAATTCGAAGGTCATAGTATCCCGCAGAATAATTGGTATTGCTTTTCTCGATGATGTACATGTCGGCGCCGCTCATTGAAGCCGGGCCAAACGCAACCTCAACACGGTCCGATACGGTTACAAAATGGCCAGAGACTCGCTTCTCAATGAAGCGCTTCTGAACGAATCTAGTCCCATCGGTTGAGGTCGCCCAGCACTTTGCCACGATATCTACAATGGTTCCATCAACCACGTCGTTAGTGTGGCAGGCATCGCTTCCGCCAAAGGCGAAGACACCACCGCTGCCGCCGCCGTAGCTATTCACGGCACCGGCAGACGTATGGCCGCCAGCCGAAGGATCTACCAAATACGACTCTCCGGCCCATCGCTGGCATGCCTGCGTGGTGGCCTCTGCGCCGCCTTCGCAAACGCAGAGGGCAGTCAGTGAGGCGACCGTAGCGAACCATTTCATTACGGTACGCCCACCGCACCAGCGGAAGCAGGAGGAACCTTGGTAACGTTGATTTGAACCACGTAGTCACCAGCGGCCAAGGTCATGTCGTTCAGCACATTGTGCTTGAAGTCCATAATAGCAAAATCTAGGCCGGCGGTGTTCGCAAGGCCAACGTCGTTGATCTTATGACCGCTGAGGCCAGTCGTAGTCGATCCGGCGTTGGCGATAAAATTCGCATTCAACGTCAAATCAGCTAGCGATGCAGCTCCCGCGTTGCGCTCTGCCACGTACCGGACGTTCAACGGATCGGCGACGACGTAGATGAACGACTGGTCCGTCTCACCGTAGGTATCGAAAGCGGTGGACGAGTAGGTCGTATTCGCGGGCAGGAAGGTGCTCTCTTTGCGGACAAGCTGTCCAGGGTCGTAGTAGCTAGCACCCTGTGACACGCCAGAGACTCCAGCGCCAGCGGTCGCGAGACCCCAAACGCCGGCCGCAGTGCGGGTGACGCAGTCGCCGAGGAAAATGGCGGTGCCGTTATTCGAAACGACGCGCACGCGCTTGGTCTGCGTAGCAGTAGCGCCCTGGTTATGCTCCGGCCAGAAACCACCACGAGTCAGATTAGCCATGTTCGAATTCTCCTACTGATTTCCTGCGAATTTACCCATGAGCTTCGACTCCTGGGCGCTGTATTCCTCGGTGCCTTGCTTCCCCATCAAAGACGGGTGAGGAGCGAACGGGGCATTCGCCACCGTCGCCACATCGTCAATTCTCGATTCGATTCCACCGCGCATGAGCCGATGCTCCATCGCGTCCGGAACGGCGTCCTTCTCATGAAGAAGCAACGCATGGTCGTCGAGCGGGATACGCATGAGCACGTGAGGCCCCATGGTCATTGCCGTATCAATCGGGTTCGCCACGTCGGGGCGGCTTCCAAGCATCTCGACGCCTTCGCCCTCTTGGCAAACCGTCCACCCCGTCACGCGCTGATTCTTCCCGGTGGCGCGGTTGTAGACGGTCTTCGACTTCGTGCGGTCGGTGACTTCTTCCTTCCGCATGAACTGGTAAGCGAAGGCAGGATCCTGCCCGTCGAGCTTATCGGTGTTCCACCCCTGCTGAACCGAGGCAATGTCAGCGTCAACGCGCTGCTTGCTGCCTACCAGGTTCTTGGGATTACCCTTGGGATTGTTGGCCATTCATCATTCACCGTCACTTTTCACGAGGTCGACTTGTGACAGAATCGACTCGGGCTTTGATGGTGGCCCACCTCTTACGAGGGGCTGTGGCCTTGGAATAAGCAAACCCCATCGCACGGGGGTTGTCAAACAAAAATCACTTCTCTTCGGGATAGCTTTCCTTCCAAGCCTTAACGGCCTGTGCTTTCGTCATCCCTGCCTTCGACGCCATTTCCATGTAACTGCGCGGAACGGTTACCTTATCAGAGTCACCTCCGCCGCTCGGTCGACTGCGAACGCTGGTCGAGGTGACGCCCGAAAAAAGTTGCTGTCGCTGGGCGTTTTGTGCTCGCGAAACCGGCTGACCACCGCCGATCTCCTGTCGCGCTCGCTGAAACATCTTGTGGAGCTTGTCGGGGCCGAACTCGCCAGGAATCACCGTCTCGAACGCAGCCGCGAAGCGCTGACCATTAGGATTCGTCATCACGTCGGGGTATTGGCCCTCGACAGCGCGAACCCAATCAGGCTTCTGGAAAGCGCTCTGCGCGGGTTGCGGAATGCTCGCAATAGCCTGCTTCACCTGCAATTGGTGAATGGCGTCCGAATGCTCATGGTAGGCGTCGAGGTCAGACTTAGCCAATGCGCTGACACGCTCTTTGTTGTGGCGCTTGATCTGATCTTCAAGAGATTCCGTCTGCGTAGTCGGAGCGGGTTGCTGTCGCTGCTGCGCGAGCAATTCCAGCATCGCTCGGGTCTGCGCAACTTCTCCCTGAGTGCGTTCCCATTTCTCCTTGTATTCATCAGCGGCCTTGGCGCGGGCCTCCAATTCAGCAAGGCGCGCGTCACGTTCCTGCTGCTGCTGCTTTCGTCGAGACACTTGCAGGGTGACCTGCGGCTCGCCTGCATCTCCATCTTCGCCGTTCTCGGCGGCTTCAACCTCTTCGACTACTTCGTCGGGAAGTTCGTCATCCTTCTTTGCTTCGTTTGAAAGTGCCATTACGCTACCTCCTCGATCTTACGTCCAACTTCTTCGAAAAACCGATATCGTTCTTTGCCGTCCAATTCGGTGTGCAAATCAATGCCTATGCTTCCGACCTGGATTTTATCAGCCAATTCAGCACACCCGTATATGTCCTTGACGTTAATGATATCGACCCTCTCTGTGCGTACGGTGCCAGCAGGACGCCATTCCCAGGCCACTCCCGAATATTTCCCGATACAGACCGTATCGCCGACAGAAATGCAGGCGTCGCGTAGAACGTCCATGGCCAATGGCCCAGCGGCAATGACAGTCGCATACAAATTCCTTTCTCTGTCAAGCCCCGGGATCACCAAACCACCGACCATTTCCTCCGCAACGTCGCATCGCTCGACCACAACGCGATCGCCTACTGGGTACATTGGGATCTTCGCGCCGCTGCGGACGACTGGGTTATTGAGCGCTGGCCGCATTTTTCTTTCTCCTTCGTGGGTCAACAAACGTCGTATCGGTTTGCGGGACTTCTGGTTCTACGCGCCGTTCGGTACACGCGCCCATAACCCCTTGGAGTTGAGCCGCACCACCAGCGAATGCTGAAGACGCGGGATACTCCCCCGTGGTTGCGCGATAGACGGTCTCGATTTCGCATCGTCTAATGCGCGCCTGGAGGTCCGCCAGGAACAGGCGGGTTGTTGGCTGGTCCCGCCATTCCGACAGGTCCGCCTCCTTGAGATCCTGGAATTGGAGAATTCGATCCGTTTCTTGCATTGGCTGCCTCGTTGTGGATTTTCTGTGCAACGTGATTTCGCGCATGCTGATCCAGGGCGTTCATTTGCTCCGGTGTCATTGCGTGAGATTCGGGAGACTGCTTGAAAGCTGCGATCTTCTGGAGGTGATCGTCGGGATTGTCGGCGGGATTGACGGGCGGGTTCTGCCCCTCCAGAAAAGCCGCGTTCTCGTCGTGCTGGTCCATCGGAGGTGGAGGCGGCGGCGGAACTGGATCCAGGAGCGGAATCAAATCCACCATGTCGGCAGCATGGAACTGGCGCTCTGTCAATGCCCTGATGATCTTCGGGTTGTTGGCGGTCATCGGGTTCTGCATGGCCTTCGCCAGTGCAGCGTCGGCGTCCGCAATACGATCCTCGCGCGATGTGATTCGCGGATCGGCGGCAGGGTACACGCGACTGTCGGCGATGAAGTCTGCCCGGCTGATTGGAATCTGCGTCGGCTGACCGTCTTTCGTCATGACCTGAGACTGCCCAGCTTCGTCGAGGAACACAGAGAACAAACGCCACAACATGTCGGCGTCGTTCTTCATGTACGAGATCACGCGCGAGCCAAGAATCGTGATTTGCTTCTGCGCAGCCTGATTTCGCAGTACCGCAGCCTTCGCGGTCTCATTGGCACCAATCGGTTCGCCGCTGAGCGTATCACCGCTACCCGCCGTGCGTTGTGCCCATTGCTCGATTTGGTTCGAAATGCGGTCGAGGCCAGGATCGCCAGGGATTGCTGGGAACGACTGGAGCCCATCCTTCATCGCCGCCGGAGGAGCATCAATCTCGACGTATTGACCCGGCTGCATCGTGATTGGGCCACGATTGAACCGCAACTGACGAGAAATGAACCCGCCGCGTGAGTTATTCACGGTGCCACGGTCGATATTCTGGTTGATAATGGTGTTCATCGCCTCATTGAGAGGACCGACCATGTCGCCGTAGCCAAGGCCATAGAAACCCTCCGACGGGAACGCGCGGTAGTGCGTAAAGAACGTCACTTCGCGAATCTTGATAGGCTTCGGCTCAGGTACTGGATCTGGGGTCGGCAGAGGCACCAATTGCCCCGTCGCTTGGTCCATTGTCACGCCGCCGCTAGCCTCATGCTGCTGCACCTGCGACTGGTACGCCTGAAAAGCAGCGTCTTCCTTCTGGAAGCGAACCGCATCCTTCGGACTGGGCTCCTCGCGCAATACGATGCGAAGCACCTTCTCGGACTCGGCATCTACCCAAACGATCGCGGCGTGGGGCTTGCCGTCGAGCTTCGGGTTCTTGGGATCCTTGGGCAGTTTCAGCCATCGAATGTGCTGTTCCAGCACCTGGCGTGGCTCATTCTCGTCGTCGTCGCTGCCGGACTTCTCTTGCCCCGAAATCTCATTGACTACTTCCTTGAATTCAGATCCCGAACCGCTCTGCTTCAATTCTGCCTTGCCAGGCTTGATGTCTTCGGTATTGATGAAGAAACCTTCGTCGCCCTTGTCCTGAATCTCGAACCAGGACATCCAGCGAATGCGCGTGTAGCGGGGTACGCCCTTCATCTGCGGCGAAGTTGCCTTGGCATCGAACGGCACCACCATGTCGGCCGCCTTGATGCACTCGGGGACGATGCGCTCCTCTATGGGATCCCACATGTAGCAACTGAATGAGCTGCCGTAAATTCCCATCTGGTAGAGCAATTCGTCGTAGACGTGAACGAATTCGGGCGTCTCGTGGCGAGCCCAGTAGTTGACGTGCATCTCGGTGCGATTGGCGCGGTCCAGCTCTTCGGGGCGCTGGTCCGTAGGTACAGAGTGGAAAATCTCACCCTTCGACGGAATGATCATGTCGTAAAGACGCCCCTGGATCTGAAGCACCGTATACGTCAGGATCGGGACGTTCACGTTGGCAGCGCGGTCGAATGGCCACGTCTTCGCGTGCATGACCGACGAATACAGTTCCTGCCAGCGTTTAAGCCGCTGCATGTGCTTACTGCCAGAGTCAACGTCGGCGTCGAAGTCCTTGCACACTTTTGAACCGATCTTCTTCAGGTCGGCGGGTGACATCGTCTCGGCGAGATTGATTGACTCCGGGGCGCCCGACGCAGGGGCCATAGGCGAACGTGGCTTGGTGTCGTCAGACACCTCCATGATGTCGTCGTCTTCGACATCTACGTCCATTGGTCCGCCAAGAAGGTCCATCGGCTACTTTTTGGTTCGCTTGGTTCGCTTGGTAGTAATAGGAGTCACGTCGTCCAATGCATCGACAACCACATCCGCAGGCTGAACCTCGGAGACGGCATTGAACGAGTATCCGCCGCTAGCCTTGTACCGCTCTGATTCTGCCTCTGCCTCTTCGCGCGTGGCGAATGGTCCGAAAACCTGAGCACCGTACATCTGAGAATCTAGCCTTACTTCATACATTGGAGTCTCCTAATACCCGGTTACCGGGTTCCGTCCCTGCGCCTGTGATTTCATGTGTCGGTTGAGCATCAAATTTTCCCACTTCTGGATGTCGCGGTCTTCGCGTGTCTCGTAACGAGCCATCGGGCGTGACATGCAACCGTATCTCAGGGCGTCCGCCGCGTGGTCTTCTTGCTTGGAGTCGATGTCGTCTAAGTCGTCTTCTTTGGCGACAAGGTTGGGTAGCGTGCGAATGAGATTGCGACAATTTCGAAAGATCCGCAACCCCGGAGTACGCCCCTCAGGGCCGCCGCGCTCCATGAGGCGCCGCCTGATCTCAACCCAACCGGTTTTTCGCTCTTTGTCGGCGTCAAACCAGGGTATCCCCATCTCCTGCATTGCTTCTGTAGGAGTTGGACCCTCGCTACCATATTGCTGTCGTCCTTGATGATCCATGTAACCGAACAGCTTCGAAAATCCCTTGGAATCAGTCCAACCCCACGCCTCTTCGATTTCAAGGAGCTTCTTACCGAAGATTCTGCCGGTTTGCCCCGGACCATATAGCTCCTCCGCGACAATGAGGTTAGATTCGTTGTCGATGGCTATCCAAAGGCAACAAGCCGGCGCCCGCGAACCCCAGTCAGCCGCTCGAAACACCTCCCAGTGCTTCGGAATCTCAAACGGGTCGACGACATGAACCAATGGGTCAAAAACATCTCCAAAGAACGACCCTGGTGTCACATCCCAGTCGCCATCAAGGAACGCGCGTCGATAGTGGTCGGGGGCAGACGCCAATTCCGCCTCGTACTCAGGAGGAAGGTGCGGATTGTCCCGCAAGGTGGCCGGAATGAACACGCGATCGCGCTTCACGTCGCCCCACGATGTCTTCACAACCTCAAACAGGATCTGAAAACCTGCTCTGTTTGGCGTAACGAAGCGTTCTTTCACCCAGTCGCCGTGAATGCCCATCGGGTTAGCCGTCAACCGCACGCGCAGCATTGGCTTCAGCACTTCCTCCGACGAACGCACATTCAACTTCAGGTATCTGTATTGATACTCGGGGATCTCCTCAGCCTGGTCGAAGCCAAGCCAGGAATACTCCTGCCCCTGGTGAATCATGTGGTCTTGCGGACCTTCGAGGTGACCGAACCCGAAGCGATAGCCGCACGGAAACGTGAACGTGTGGTCCTGCTGAGACCACTTCACGCCCGGATCAATCGTTGGCATCATGTTGTGAGCACGGTTAATCATGTCGGCGAGACGCCCGAACTGCTTTCGGAATATCTTGGCGTGCCCGCGCGACTTCTTGCCGGTGGCCTTCCAAACCTTGGTGACCGCTTCAAGTTGCGGCATCCAATCGACACCAAGAAGGTCCGACTTTCCTCCTCCCTTGGCCCCTCCGTACATCAATTCAAAGCAAGGACACGCCATCGCGATCGCCTGCTTTGGCGTTGGGGTCCACAGAATGTCGTCGAGAAGACTCACGGCTTCTTTTTGGCAACGTAAATCATCTTGGGGAGCTTCTGAAAGGCATCCACGTCCTTAATCCACTGCTCGCGCGACTCGGACTGCTTGATAAGGGTGACATTGAGCGTATTGCTAACGTTAGACGGTCCCTTATCGTCCTTGATCGCGGCAGAAGCCATCTTCATCGCCATGTGCAGGTACATCGGCGCCTGCGCCGGTGGCAAACGAGAGTCCTCTTTCACCTTCTCCTCATCTTCCAAATTGGAAAAAGCAATAGCAACTGCCCTCAGCGAGCGCTTGACAACTTTCTCTGCGAGTCTCGTCACGCCTGGTGCCTTGGGCGCGATGCCCGTCGGCCGTTTGGTCGCGATCTCGTCGCTCATCTGCGTGCCCAGTTCAGTGCTGCGGTCGCAGCGCGTGGTCTCGTGGCAAGCCAGCACTCAAGGGAAGCGGCGGTGACGAAAATCTTGTTCCCACCTACGCCATTGAACTGCGCCCGTTCCAGCCGTCCGTCCTTGATGCACTTCATTATGGTCGAACGGCAATAGCCAGTGCGTAAACAAATCTCGGTGATAGTAAACGCGCTTGCCGGCCGCTTAGGCGGATTCTTCTTCCAGTACATTCGTTCCGCAAGATACTCGTTCATTTGCGTGCAGCCCAAAAGGCTCGGTCTTCTTCTATCTCCGCCTGCTTGACGATTCTGCGGAAAATAGAGCTTGCTTTCTCGGTCCTGCCGCGAGTCTTCATCTTGCGATACCTTGCGTTCAGCGCCCCGCGATAACGCACGTGTATCTGCTTCCTGGTTCGTGCTCTTTTCATTCGTCGATGAACTCCAAGATACCGGGCTCACCGCTCGTCCGTGAATGCTCGCCAGCCAGCAGCCGAACCACGCCATACTTCAAATATCCGCCCGGCCCAGCGGCGACCTCGGTGTAGAACTCGTGCTTACCGTGGCACTTGGCACATGCCCAAATGGCGCCCTCCGTTAGCAGGTCGAGCAGCAGCACATTGTCGCAACCTGGTGAGAGGCAAGGCTGTGCATGGCGATGCCCGAAGATGGCCGGGCGAAAGAACCGCTTATTCGCTAGTTCACTCGCTGGCATGCAATTTCTCAGCGCAGGTCTGACACGAGGTTTTACCGGCGCGGGCGAAGCGATTTCCACAGCGTAAGCATAGCCCACGTCTGCGGTTCTCTTCACGCCAGCGTTTCTGCCTGCTCATGGACCTGTCTCGGGCGCAGGCGACCAAGTGGCCTGCCTTCCCTGCTTGTCCGCAGCCCTTGCATCTACCCACTGTGACAATATGACACTACAGATGTCAGAATGTCAAATCGTAACGTTGAACGCCAAGTAGCTCCACAGCCCGGCGACGGCAATCGGCGCGGCGGTCGCGTTCCGCAGTTGAATCGTCAATTGGCCAGTGGCGGGGACGAAAGCATAGTCCACCTGCAACAGCGAATTGATACTCGGCGGTGGGCTTACGTAAACGGCCATCCCGACTACAAGGTTATCCACCTTCGGGTCTGTCGGGTCGACGTAAGTGATTCGCCTGATGTCGTTCGCGGGAACCGTAGTCGAATAGCTAAAACTACCAGCGCGAAACTGCTGCAGCACTTTCCAAACCGAACGTAGGAATCGGTACAGTTCCTTAGGATCTGCCGAAGTCTCATTTGGATACGGATCTGGAAGAATTATCGGCAATCGTCGTTCCTCCGATAGCTAGAGTACTAGCACTACGCCAACCACCGCGTGATAACGCCCAGCTCTTTCCAGTTGGCGCGGCGATTCTCATACGTCGCAGAATTCGCTCCGCACACGCCGCATGAGTGAAACCCTATCGGCTGGTCACCGATGGCAAACGAAGCCCCGCACTCGCATCCCCAGATACGCGGGCGGGTCCACCAAAACAGCCACAGTGCGATTCGCTTCACGGCAGTGTCAAGGTAGGCCCGTGGAATAGCACCAGGCACGCTGCGAGCCCAGCGACAAAGCAACCGAAACCAATCTGCTTCACATTGGCATTCGCAGAGAACGCGAACACGAGAAGCCCAATTAGCGAAACTGCGGCGGGAAAGTAGGCGATTAGCATCTGGTCACACACCTCGCATAGAACGGTACGATTTTAGCCACGGTCACACACTCCATCAGTTGTTGTCCATCAAACCCGAAACACAAATCCGTCGGCAGTCCATTGGCATCCAGCGCAGCACAAGCAGTCGAGCGCTGAATCGCAGGGCAATTCGCTACCGGGTGATAGTTCGCGTTACAAAACGCCTGGCACTGCGCGTTCCCGAAGAAGCATCCAGTCACCTGCGCATGCGTAACAGGCGAATCGCAAATAGCAACCAAACCACCAGGACAAGCGTACTGTTCGAACGCGTCGCCAGCAACACACTGCGGAATCGACAACGCCTCGTTAGCCTCGGTGGCAACCTCGGCCGAACCGCAACCCGCAAGGAAGAGAAGCACCGTGAACTTCATGGACACAGCTTAGCACTACACTTTGGGTTTTGGGGCATTTTTTGGAAGGGGAGTGTGCACCGCCTCAAATGACACCGCCTTTTGGGGGTCGCCCATGCCCCCTCCCCCACCCACCTGAACGCCACCTTCACCGACCTCGTCGCCACTGACCACGGGAAAGAACCCCTGACACGTACACTCAACCACCATGCACAACCTAGGTGGCAGGCCAGACTGATGTACACCACTGACGTGACTACACGTGCACCTATCTATTAACCTCATGCACGTACACTACCACGACGTCTAGGCACACCTCACCGAGCACACTTTGTAACCTGGATTACGGATTCTGGGTTTCGGTTTCGCGTATCCCAGATACGCTCAACGTGTTCGGATAGTGTACAGAAGTAGAACAGACACGGGAGCACCCTCCATCTTATCTGTTAGCCTTGTATCTATAACTGTCCGTTACCTAGGGCCAGGTGATTTACGGTTCCGTTTAGCATCTAGGTTACGTTTAATTCGTTCCCAGGATGCCTTAAGCGGCGGCTTCCACGGTGCTACCGATGCACCTGGATAAGCCGCATGTATCCTAGCTGCTCTCTCTTCGTCTCTCTTACGTTTCCACTCATCTAATGACATCATCAATTCCTCCCCCTGTGAGCCGTCAGGCGAATCAGGTCCGTTCCTCTCGAACGCGGCAATGCCAAACTAAGAGCCCCTTGCTAGTGCAGTGTGAGCCGTGTTAGTTGGCTCTTCGCACACTCGCCGTCGCTCCCCGTTGGGTCGCTTACTAAGTAGGGAGGGGAAGCGGAAATAAGGAAGCTATCGCGCAACGGCCGTTCGCCGTCGCGGACTCCTGCTTCGCTCGTTGCCACTCGCTCGCCTCACGACCTACTCCGTAGGGTTATAGGGGGACGGCTCATTTTCAAGGCATCGGTGCGTCAATTCTTGTCGCTTTGCCAAATTGTCACTCTCGCTGCGTCACGTTTGCCAACATGGCACAACCTAGCGAATTCCTAGAAGTACCAAACCGCCACATAGGGAGCAATTTCGCCACACAGATAAATATCTGTAATTGCTCATGTCTGCGCAAACCGCCACACTTGAGTACCATTTCGCCTCACAGGCTTAACACCGCGTCATAGCAATTCCGCATACTTAGCTAATCAAGCGAAGCGGCACGCACCATGCATTGTCTTAGTTCGTGCCGAACGAAACCCGAACCGAGGAGACGACGATGATCAAGACAACGATCGGTCAACAGCGCGACGGACGCATCTACCACGATGGCCAGTGCTTCAACTGCGGCAGGCAGTTCATGAGCGACTTTGACCAACTGTACTTGGTTGCTGGCTTTGTGAAGTTTTGCACCAAATACAAGTGCTACAAGGCGGCCGAGAAAGAGTCCGACAGATCGGAATTGAGCATCCTGCGACCCGATAACATCGACGATGCGGCAGAGGCGGAACGAATCGCTAACCAACTGCTCGCTGATTTCTAGGAGACCAACATGAAAAGGCATGCGTATTCTGTGTTCTTCGACGCGACCAAAGATCGCCCGCACTTCGGATTGCCTGGCCAGTTTGATTGCTACCTTGACGCGGTTCGCGCAGTCCGCAAGGCTTTCCCGGGAGCATGCGTGTCGAGCTTTGGCATTGGCGTCAACGGATGTCGGTTTCCGATCCTGTCGTCCACTCATTCCAAGATCACCATTGGCGAAGTGATCGCCGATCATCTTTTCGCTTGACGTACGAACCGGCACGCACTAGAGTCTGATCAACGGGAGGAACGAACATGGCAATTCAACTCAGCGACGATGGAACACTCGACACGGTGCTTTGCTGCTCCGATTGCGGCGAAGAGATGCGTTACAACTGCGATTGGTTCGTCGATGAAGACGAATCAGAGAACGGATACGACGAGTTCATCGCCTGGGCAATCGAAGACGCTGCTAACGATCACGTGTGTGAGCAGGAGAATCAACATGGCAAAGCGACGCATCGGTGAAGTGGTTGTGCGAATCAAGTACCTCGATAACGACACGTATGCTGGCACGGTTTCGGCAAGGGGTTACGTGTGGAAGTTTGACGAGTTGAAGGCTCCAGCATGGGGATTTCGGTTTGCGAGCGATTCGCCATGGGCTTACGACAAGATGGCGGAGTCTGCCGTGGGGTTTGGCTCTTACTACACGAGCCACAATCGTGGCGACTATGTACCGGATTGGGCTCCCGCGCCTGAGGTTGCCGATGCGATCCATGAGCTATCGAGCATGGCCATCATGGACGATTCAACGTATCGCATTGAAAGGCGGTTCTAGAGAAATGACAACTCCCAATTTCGACCGAGCACGATACGACGAACTACTCTCCCGTGGCCTACCCGCCGGCATGGGCACGGCTGAGAAAGCCTGCATCATGGCGTGCCTTAACCTCGCGTGCGGCGGCACGTTGACCGACGCTGCGAAGAGTCCGTGCGTGCTGCCCGCCGCCGCTTCGTTCGCGGTTCGCCTCAACGATGCGGACTGGTCGACCGAAACAGCTCGCGCCGAGGGATTGCGCGACCTTGGGTTAGCGCTATTGGGCAGCGATGGCATTGATCGTGTGGAGTTTGCGAAGCGCTTGGCAGAGCAGACGATCCGCCAGGTAGTTCCGGTGTTCTTGCGGCGCGTGGGCCTCGATACCGAGGCGGATCGGTGCAGGAACGAGGGAACGATCGATTCGGCGCTCTGGGCAAGGCGCGCCGCCTACGCCTACGACGCCACCGCCGCCACCGCCACCGTCGCCGCCACCGCCGCCACCGTCGCCTACGACGCCACCGCCTACGCCTCCGACGCCTCCGACGACGACGACGCCTCCGACGACGACGACGCCTACGCCGCCGTCGCCGCCGCCTCCGCCGCCGCCTCCGCCGACGCCTACGCCGCCGTCGCCGCCGCCGCCGCCGCCACCGCCTACGCCGACGCCTACGCCGCCGTCGCCTACGCCGCCGTCGCCGCCTATCGATCCAAATACAGTGACGAAACGCTGCTCATCTCGGCGCGCATCGCCACGGAGATCCTCAACGATATGAAAGAAGGTGTGTAATGCAAGCCATCGTAACAAAGTACATCGGCCCGACCAATCATCGCGGCGCACGCGTCAAGGCAACGTGCCAGGCAAAGAGCATCATCGTCAATTGGAGTGATGCGCTCGACATCGACGAAAATCATCTCAAGGCAGCGACCGCGCTCGCATGGTCGCTCGGTTGGGACAAGTACGGCAATCTTCACGGTGGCGGTATGCCCGACGGTAGCGGCAATTGCTACGTGATTGTGAAGCGGCCGGTTTTGCGAATGGAATCGACGGAAAGGGACGGATGAGAAGGCCCACGATTTACGAGGCCCTGGCAATTAAACTCGGACGTGAACCAACCAACGCAGAGTTGAAAGCCGATGTCGAGCGCATTCTAACGGAGTCGCTTGCCGAGCGTGCTGGTGCTGGCAAACTACGTCATCAAAGGCGACGTCGATGAAACCATTACTCGCTTGCGAACCAAGACTTAATGGAACACGGGCTGTGAATCCCCTCGGCCTAGTCCTATCCAAACTCCAGGCAGTCAAGCAAACCGGCCGCGATACCTGGACGCATCAAGCGCGGTGTCCAGCGCACGACGATCGGATAGCATCTCTCACTGTAGGCATGAGCGAAACAGGCTGGGTATTGCTGAAGTGTCAGGCGGGGTGCATGCGCGAGCAAGTGTTAGACGCTATTGCGCTTAGGACCGTTGACCTCGGTCCGCCGTTTGAACCACGCAAGGCAAACGTAGTCGCGACGTACGATTACCACGACGAATCAGGCGTGCTGCTATACACGAAGCGTCGCTACGATCCAAAGGGATTCAGTATCAAGCGTCTCACTGGTGACAGGTGGGTGCTTTATCGGCTACCACGGGTTCTCTCTGCCGACGATTGGGTGTTTGTGGTCGAGGGTGAGAAGGCAGTCATCGCGCTTGAGAAGGTTGGCCTAGTCGCAACATGCTCCCCGAAGGGCGCTGGTAGTTGGGGTAACTCGTACACCGAAGGTCTCATTGGTAAGCACGTGTGTATCCTGCCCGACAACGATGACCCTGGCATCGCGCACGCGTTCAATGTCTTCCGTGCACTGGCGCCCGCAGCTGCCAGCGTGCAGGTACTCGACTTGCCTGGCCTGCCACCCAAGGGCGATGCTTACGACTACCTCGCGAATGGCGGCACTGCGGACGAGCTTGTGAGGCTTGCGTGGGCCGCTGGGGAGCGATTGTCTCGCAAGATACTTTCGCACAGGAGGACTCCGACGTGACTAAAGCAACATTAAGCATTGCAAGGATCCAGGCCAAGCGATGGAACGCAAGGCATTGGGCTAAGTTCGAGACGTTTCTTTCATGCTACCGAAAGTTTGTCTCGCCGTTTATGAAGTACATGCTTCACCCGGCGGGATTGCCAGGCGTCAGTAGTTCCGACACTCGCAACGGTGTTGCCCGACGACGATCGCGATAGCATCTTCGACCGATAGCAGGACATGTATTTCGCCGCGCCATTCGTCGCGAAACTTCACCTGAGATTCGCGCAATTTGCGAGCCCATTTGGGTTTCTTGCCGTCTTTTATCTCGCAAGCGATCGTCCGCGTTCTAGATAACGCAACGAAAAGGTCGGGCTTTCCATTGCCGGCATCGCTGTTGATGCAAACGCTACAGCCAGCGTCGCGGAATGCTTCGACGATGGCGTTCTGTGGTCCGTCAATGCGTCCGTATTTCATCCGTCCCATCCTGGCTCGCGTTGAAGTGTCATTGCCTCTCGAATGAACTCCGCACTAGGTGCGCGGCATTGCCAATGCGGCCGGCCGTGAGCATCTGCATCGCGCTTCATCTCGCCGATCACGATACCAGCGGTCTTTGCGCTCCACTGCTTAGCCTGTAGGCCATTGGCCAGAAGGAAATGCACTTGCTTCCACGATGCCAGTCCCGCGTCCTTGCGCGCACGTAGCTTCGCTAGGATGGCCTGCGCCGCGATGCCAGACTTCGGCACCCGCGAACGCGGGAACCCAAACGCCTTGAACTGTACGTATTGCTGAATTGACACGCGGTCGAGTAGTCGAGATGCCTTGGCTTGTTGGTCGAAGTCTGAGAACTCATCGACGTTGTGCAGTTCAAACTTCACCGCCTCGGCCTTGGCGACGCGTTCCGCCTCCGCGCGCTTCTCAGACGCAAGCTCTGCCTTTGCCTTATCGATCGCCTCTTCGGGAGCAATGGGTCTCTCTTCGCTTATCTTTTTGGCCCGTGTAATGGTCTCGGCGTCAACGTCTTTGCCAGCGAGTAAGTCAATCGCGCTCACTATCCGATCGGCGTGGCGTCCGGCGTTGCCGCAAAAGTCAATAACCAGCATCTTGGGCTTTGTGCTGCGTGCAATGCATGCCCGACGTTCCTCTGGCGTGTCGTAAACATCTACATCGGCGAGCGGTCGCATTGGGCGCCCGAGTATCTGAATGAAATGCCCGAAGCTAATAACCACCTTGGCGATCACGACACAATGAAGGCCGGGATAGTTCCAACCCTCGGCTGTCAACTGCACATTGCAAAGGTGCTGAGTCTCATCGATCTTGAATTGCTTAAGTCGGTTCGACTTGACTCGCTTGTCCATCTTCGTGCCGTCGACAACGGTCGCCGAACCGGGTTTGATCATGTTAAGGACATCGGCCGCGAGGTGCGCGACGTGAACAGTCGGGAAGAACCACAGTGTCTTGCGGTCGCCAACCTTCGACACAACAGCATCGATGATCCCGCGCAATACTTCGTCTTGGCCAACCATCTTCGCGACAGCTTTGTCGTTATCGAGATCCTGCTTGCGGAAGTTGGCTACGTCGTATCCCTTGACGCGCGCTGTGTACGTCTCAACTGGCACAAGGTAGCCGTCCTTGATGCCTTCGTTGAAGGTGTATTCAAGAGCTACCGATTCACAGATGGAGCTGAGACTCTTGCCGTCGTGGCGGTATGGAGTCGCGTCCAATAATAATCGCTTCGCACCGGGGAACGCCTCGATGACCTTGCGATTGGCATCGGCGACATAGTGCCTGGCTTCGTCGATGACGATCAGCGTGGGCGCACGCAGCGCCAGCGTACGCAGGCGGATCTCTTGGTAGAGAGTGCAGACCGAGGCGACGCACACGCGTTCATCGGCCCAACGTAGCGGACCCTGCTCGCGACCAACGGGCTCTCCTAGGTAGCCGACAAGGTCAGAGCGCGCCTGTTCGACCAATGTGTCAAGGTGGGCAAGCCAGAGCACCTCGCCTCGATTGTCAGCGAGCCACTGGGCAATGATGCCCTTGCCTGCGACAAGCGTCTTGCCGGTCCCCGTGGCCATCGCCAGTAACGCGGATTGCTTACCGTCGACATCCCAGCGCGCGAACGTGTTTGCCTTCGCCTCTAGCTGGAACTTACGCCTAGTCCACGGCGCAACTACGGGTAGCGGGTCATCATCCCACCAACGTATACGCTGCTGTTGTTTCACTTCTTTGTGAGTATGAGGTTTCGAAACCACATGTTCCCAGGTGCATCGTAACAGGCAGCAAACTCCATCAAGTGTCGATTGATTTGCTTGAACATTTTACCGCAATGCTGGCATTTGTGCCAAGTGTCGCCGCATGAAGCGCAGGTGAATCCGAACGCGCCAACGGGGGTCATCTCGGTCCCGCACGTCTTCGTGGTAGCGGGTTCCAGCAAGTTGGCCTGACGCTTATCGGTCTTCTTGTGTTTGCGTTCGCAAATCATTGTTTCCACCGCCATGGTTCGAAGCCACCTGCGCCCTTAAAGTAGTGGCACAGCATCATGTCCTTTGGATACGGCGTAGCGTGACCAATGAACTGAAGCCGAGGGTTGAGCAGGTACGTGCGAGCGTACGGGAACACGTAGTCGCAAGCCCAGTTGGACGACGACAGCGGAACCAAGAATAGGATGTCGCAGCCAAGCAATGATTCCATGCTGCACTTGCGCGCCCAGGTCCCAATGTGCGCGAACGGCGGATTGAGCCACAGTAGGTCACTGCGTGGCCAGTCGACCGCAAGCGAATCCTCGGCTAAAGATGATCCTGGGCCGAAATAATCAGGTGCCACACGATTTCCCGAAGTAGCCGCCAGGTCGAACGTAAGTAGCCCGAACCGCTTTTCTACCGCCGTAAGGAAATCCATCGGCGTCTGCACCGTCTGCTCACTGCGTCCTGGCTTCTGTTCGGGCATCTTCACGGCCCGCACCACACGCTGAGCAGTGTAACGATAACAGCGCACCCAATGAATTCCAATGCCACGCGAAACATCAATTGCTGCCGATGATTCATCGGTTCCTCCAAAGGTCAATGGCTGAGATGATGACGCCGATTACAAGCGCCGAGGCAATTACGAGTGTGCCGAATTCAGGGGTTGTCATCGGTCTTCTTCTTCTTTCTGCCGTTAACCAGCGTCCACACCGACGAATGGTCACGCTTCAGCAGGTGACCTATCTCGGGGTAGGACATCTTCAGCTCATTGCGAAGCCTGGTTGCGACTGCGCGCCTGGCCATTACGATGGACTTCCACTTGTTCCGCTTGGCATCGCTGAGCAGACGCTTCGGCGTGATGCCGAATGAGTAGCAGGTGTCGAAGACTATTTCGGCTGGTGTCATTTGTCCTCGAATAATGCCCCAGGTTATATTCAGGCTGAGGCGCCCCTAGTCGTTTTGTCCCCATGGCTTCCGACTGCCACGTCCGCTTGTGTCGGCGCCGTGGTTCATTAACCCACGGAATGACCGGGTGCGAATCTAAACTCGCGCTTCGATGTCCCTCGGCTTCGCGAACATCACGCGCCCATCGGTCGTGCACGAAACGACATGGAGAACGTCGTCATAGAACCCATACACCATCGTGTGCAGCTCGATTTCGGTGTACTTGCCAGCGTACTTCGTGGTCTTTTCGTCCTTGATCTTGATGGCGTCGCCTTCCTTGAAGCCGTTCGCGCCCTTGGCTTTCACGGGGGGCACGAAGCCGTCGGCCTTGAGCGTCTCGACCTCACTGAGAGCGAGCATTGCATTGTTACTCAGGTCTTCGAAGTTCGACCCCAGAGCTTGAGTATCCCTCAGGTCCAGCGATGCAATCCTATCGGCAAGATCCTTCGCCTTCGTGAACACCTCGATCGCCTTGTCGAGCAGCGCCTTTCGCGGTCGCTTGATGCCCGTCGGTGCGGCTTCCTTCTTCTCGGTCTTCTTCTTCGTCGCCATGTCGTCTCCTTCGTTCAATTTCGTTTCGCTTCTGCGCGTGCCTTACGGGCCGCCTTGATCACTCGCCTCGGAAGGTCTTTGTGGGTCGCACAGACCATCCCGAAGTTGGGCGCCGATCGATTCGGGCACCGCAGAATCGGGCACTTGTACTGTGCCGTCTTCGCCTTACTCAGTCGTTTGTATTTCCTGGCCATTGGGTCCTCCTGTGGAACCGGATTCTAATCAAATGCAATGCAATGTCAAATGACTATTTTCCGAATACCAAGTCTCGCATAGTCTCCGACGGGATTTCCGCCGTCAACTCCTCTTCGGGATCGCAGACATCGCAGACAGCCACGCCGAGGATATCGTGAGTGGCCCGCTCGCCACACGTCTCGCACCAGGCGGTGTCGTCACGTCGAAGATCGTCGTGAACCGGGCAGAACAAACCAACGTCGCATTCGCAAATGGTCATGGTGTCACCTCGAAAACATGGAAGACCAAACCGCCGTCAAACTTCATGAACGTACCAACGTACACTGGATCGTACACTGGACATTCAGAGTAGATGTCGACGCCAGTTGGCACGACTCTGAATGTCCTGTCCATCTTATCGGCGCTCGGATCTAGGAGCACCCACATCCTCGGAGAGCCGTATTGCATTTCGATGGTCAACGGCTCAGCGTCAAATGGAATGCGAATCGAGAACTCACCACCGATCGGAACGTCAAACTTATGTACTCTCAGCATGGCATCCTCTCTCTTTCATTCACGACTCTAGTGCGTGCCGGTATGCGTGTCAACATTTATCTTGCGTGCAGGTTCGTTTTATTGTACTGTCTCGACTTATGGAGATTTCCAAGAAGCTTCGAGCGCAGGTAATGAGTGAACTGGCTGCATCTGGCGGTCGCGCCAGGGCTGCATCAATGACCCCAGCTGAGCTAAGTGCATCGTCGGCAGTCGCGGCGAAGGCTTCGTGGTCACGGCTCTCCAAAGAGGAAAGAAGTGAACGGGTCAAGAGATCGTGGAGAACCAGGCGATCAAAGGTGACTGAAAAATAGTTCTTGCGTTCCTGTTCGCTTCATCTTAGAGTGGTCTTCTTGGGTAGGAAAACAAAAGGAGACGACATGAAAACCGAAATCACAATTGACGGTCAGAAGTTTGTAGCAGCACTGCCGAATGGAAATCGCCACGTGGTGGTGGTCGACAGAGGATGGATCTTTGCTGGCGATGTCACTGATAAGGACGGCCGCATTTACATCGATCGGGCTGTGTGGGTATTTGGCTGGCAGTCGGTAGGCTTTGCCGCCGTTGTAGCGGACCCGAGGAAATCAAAAGCGGACATTCGCCCACTGACGACGCGAGTGGATCTGCCGGCCGATGCGGAGTTGTTCCGCCTGCCCGTTGCTGCTGACTGGGGCCTATAATGCTGCCTGTCGGCGACGGCGTCGGCTACGGCGACGGCAACGGCTACGGCTACGGCTACGGCGTCGGCTACGGCGACGGCAACGGCTACGGCTACGGCAACGGCGACGGCTACGGCTACGGCGTCGGCTACGGCGACGGCAACGGCAACGGCTACGGCTACGGCAACGGCAACGGCGACGGCTACGGCTACGGCTACGGCAATCGGCGCGGCGGCACGATCGTATCTAATAGGCGCAGGAATCGGACATGAGCAAAGAAAACGTCGTCCTAGTTGACCTGTCGTCCTTGTACTATGGGGCTTGGCACGCATCGGCGAATGAGGACATCTCATCAGCGCGTCTGGCTACCATCGATGCCGTCAATAGGTGCATGAGCGGGAACTACGGCCAGCTTCTGGCTGTTTGCTGCGACCTTGGGCGTTCGTTCCGCAAGGACATCGCGCCGGAGTACAAGGCTACGCGAGAAGAGAAACCCGCCTCATTGCTAGAGGAGCTGCGGAAGACCAAACAGGCCCTTCGCGACGCCGGCTATCTACTGTGGGAAGCCGATGGATTCGAGGCCGATGACGTGATTGCGACTGCGTGTGAGGCGGCGACTGCCGAAGGCCACACCATCACGATCGCATCGGCGGACAAGGACCTTTTACAGATGGTTTGCCCGACGGTGAATGCGCTTCGTACGCATATGCAGCCGTGGAAGGTTGTCGGCGTTCCTGAAGTGGTCGAGAAGTTCTCGGTGCAGCCGTTCCAGTTGGGGGACTTCCTGGCATTGGTCGGCGACAAGAGCGACAACATCAAGGGCGCGGATGGTATTGGACCTAAGACAGCCGCCGAGTTGCTCAATAAGTACTACAGCATTAAGAGCATCTACGAAGCGCTGGACAAAGACCCGTGGGCGGTGCTGCCTAACAAGAACCAGAAGCCAGGCACAATGAGCAAGGCGGCTGAGTCTCTGCTCAAGTGCCGCGACGATGTGTATCTTGCGCGTACGTTGGTTCAGTTGCGGTACGATGCCCCGATTGATTTCAAACAAATCTACGAACCACGAAAGGCGGTCGAAGTGAACGAAGATGGAGATAGTGATTTCGAGGATGAGGCGCCGATTTCGGTGCCTGGTCCGTCTACAGGGCGTAACGCCAACGAGACTCTTGTTGGCGCGGCGTCGGCCAATGTTGTAACCGCCAACCAGGTTGCCACCAACGGTCAGGCAATGGCCGCTGGGATGGCGTTAGCTGGTATCCAGTCGACGAAGGCCGTCGAGGGCCTGGGCTCATTTCAGCGCAACGGTTCATTCGAGCACGGCCTTGAACCTCAGTCACTTCGTGATGCCTTCGCGCTGGCAGAACGGTTGTTCAAGTCGCGTATGTACCCGCGATTCGGTTCGGCAGAGGCTATCCTGGCGTCGATGATTCGCGGGCGTGAGGTGGGGTTGCCGTCGCTGATTGCCCTGGACACATACGCTCCTGTCGACGGGAAGCTTTCACCTGCGGCATTGTTCCTGATCTCAAGGGTGGAAGCGGACCCGAATTGTGAATACTTTCGCTGTTCCGAAACGACACCAACAAGTGCCACCTACGTGACGAAGCATCGCAAGGCTCCAGCCGAGCAGTCATTGACGTACACGCTCAAGGAGGCCGAGTTGGCTGGTCTCGTCAAGCCCAAGGGGGCGTGGGAAAAGTACCCGGCATCAATGTGCCGCAAGATGGCTGGCGTGTTCCTTGGACGTATGGTGTATCCAGGCACGGCGTTGCTCGGTGGCTATTCCAACGAAGAACTGGGGGCGGAGTAATGGCAAAGGATCAAGCAAGGTTCAAGATCGTTGGTGCAGTGTCGAAACACTGGATTAACGCCAAGGGTAATTTCGGCACCTGCGATATCGAGGTGCAAGACGGCAAGTACAAGAGCATATTTCGTCGGTGCAAGGCGTTCTCGGACGTTATCGACGCGTTTCGGGAGATTGGCATTGGCGAGGTGATCGAGGTCGTTGGCAACCTCGGCAACGAGAAGCTCACTAACAAGGCGCGTGAAGATGTCAAGGTAGACGGATTCAATGTGTGGGTCAATGTCCTGACGATCACGTCGATCAAGCGCGACGGCGAAGTGGTTCGACCGACGGGGCCAAAGAAAACTGCGGCTCCCGTCGAAGACGACGACATCAAGTTTTGAGGTGAGCCATGAAATTCACAGACGAAGAGTTGAGCAGGGTGCTGAGTGCGCATGAGGATGGAGAACTACATGCCTGCGGCAGTCTCGCTGGTCCGCGGTGCTGCCTGATCCAGGCGGCATTCCCGGGCATTAGCCTGATCAATGAAATGAGTCGCCAGCAACTCGCGGCAATGAGTTGGTTCGACGGAATCGACGCCAAATGTGATGTCATCGCAAATTTATCCACTGACGAACTGCTCCACAAGATCGAAACGGAGTGTCCATGAGCATCGAAGAAATGCAGTCCCGCGAATCTTGCATGTTGGCACTTGGGTTCGAAACGCGAGCACGGTTTTGGAAGTCCGAAGCGCACAAGCAGGCGCACGAAATTGAACGTCTTCGAAGTGCGTTACAGTTGGCATTGGACATGAACGCGAACCTAGAGATTGAGGTTAGCAAACTACGACGGTTACTGGAGACTGGTCAATGAAACCTGGCCGTGATCCCTGGGTACCCGTGCGCAGCGAATCGGAGTTGCGTGCCGGGATGGCCGTGCAGTTGCGACCGTGTCGGTACTGCGGCGAGAGGGACTTTATGGTTATTGGTGAGCCGCGCCCGCTGCCAACTGATGCCATGTTGCTTGATACCGACGGTAGTTGGAGATCGGTAGGCGATGGAGCTACGACAGATTGGCCTGTCTATGGCCGCACTTGTCGGTCCAGCATTGGGCGATCTGGAAAGGTTGATGTATTAACCAGGGCCATTCGCGAACGCCGTCTCTACCGCCTCAGCGACGAAGTAATGACCGAAACCGCAACGGTGCGAGAGATGGAGTTAACGAAATGAAACCACCGAAATTGGAAGAGCGAGGTGCCACATGACGAAGCTTGACGAACGTATCGCATTCGAGAGTGGCGCAGCGTCGCGACAGGCCGAGGTAGATGCGCTCAGGGCCGAGGTAGACCGCGCTGGAGACGCCGGCAACGAGCACGGCATCGCGCTTATGCAGGCCGAGGTAGATGCATTGCGGGCGAAGCTCGACGAGGCGGCTGTGCTTGTCGAATATGTCCAGTCCGCAGTGGGCAGTGCCGCCTGCCCAAACGGTTGCTCGCACAGGTGGTGTATTCAGTGTCGCGCCAATGAAGCCAGGCGTGATAAGTGGCTCGCCGACCATTACGCGAAGAAAGGTGGATGACGATGGACTACAATTCACAGGCAGCGAACGCCCAGCTGGGCGAGCCAACGTATATCGACGGCATCCGCGAAGGCGTGCGGCGGTGCGTGGAGTTGTTACAAAATCACGGTGACACACTTAGCATCGCTCACGGTGACCTCGCCGTTGCCGTATGGAGAGCATGCGAAATGCTCGAACGGACCCTCGGCGCAGAGGCGAAGGTGGAAGCGCCAGTGTGCGAACTGTGGTACGGTGAGACAGCAAGGGGTTACGGCGTTCTCCAGTGCATGAACTGTCGCCCCGCGAACCCGGCGAAGGTGACGAAGTGAGGCGGCTGATCTGCTGGGTGGTTGGACATCGCATATCACCGCTTGCCAGCGACTATCGGCACTGCCGTCGCTGCGGCGTTGACTGGACAATGCGATGAAAACGCCACGAGAAGCCGCGCTCGAATGCGCGCCGGTGTGCGTATGCCCCGCTGCGAGGACTGCGTGCGATTACTGCCACGGCACGGGTCGCCTCGGCGTCGACGCGATTGAAAAGGCGATTGTGGCGCGGGATGCGGAGTACGCTTGGCGAGGTTAAGCTGGCGCTGCGCGCCGAGGTGAAAGCCATCGTGGGTGCAATGAACCTAGGGGAGACACCATGAACGAACGACGATTAGCGGACGGGTGGATGAAAGAATATGGATTCATGTGTACGCACATGGAAGGAGAAATATCGTCTCACTATTCGGACTCGACCACGCACCTGTTCGAGTTGACGCTGTACAAAAGTAAAAACGGTGGACAAGGCGCATGCGAGGCCCACGCCGAAGAGATGGGCGTTTTCGCGCAGGACGATGCGTGCAAGGTGCCCGAGTGTTGTTCGGCATCCAATGGCGCGTGGCCCAACTTTGACGGTACTGTCGGGTGGTGGTGGCAAGGTGGCAGCCGCGTTGAAGTGGTTGTCGTCGATGGCGTGTGGAAGTGCCGGTCCTGCGCCGACCGTGCCAGGGCGAAACAGGCTCCAGAGTCGTCATTGCTCGCACCTGCAATGCCCGTCGCCGCGCGCGGGGGAGAAAGCGCGGCACTTTTGCCTGCCAAGGCGAAGAGATACCCGCTGGCTCTTTCGCCGCAGCAAACCTGCGATGCGCTCCCGTGGCGCTGCAGCACGGCGTGCTACGCGGCGAGGCGGCACGTGGAAGTTGAGGCGAAGGTGGCGACGGATTGGGAAGCGCCGAGGGATACGAAATGGTTTGGCACTCCATAGTTGTCGGCATGGGGTATCCGCAGTGCGGTTCGTATACCAAGGCCGGTATGATTATGGCGTTTAACAGCATACCTGGGCTCACGTTTATCGTTAACGGCACGGGTGTAACCCCTGCATACTTCACGATGATTTTCGGTCCATACAATGCTCCACTGTGTCCCTAGTAGCAGCAGCAGACCGTATGAGCCGTTGCTTGTAACGCTCAACAACACCAACTCGTCGTCCGTTAGCAACGTTCAGTATACGTACTGGGTTGCCTACTGGACTGGCGCCTGGCTGGTCTGCTAATGCGAGCAAGGCACAGAGGTGAAGTCTTTGGCGTGACTACTGTTCAGCGAACAGGATGGGAGAGACCAGGCAATCCAGACTGGGGAAAAATCTCTCGGCCCGTCTTGGCAGCACTTAAGAAACAACCTTTGGATGTCAAGGGATTGCTCAAAGAATGCGGCTGGAGAAGCAAAGACTCAATCTCCAATGCAATCGCATGGCTGTCACTCAACAAACTGGCGTTCTATCACCCAATATTGAAGAAGTGGTGCGTCTCAGCCGTCGCCCATCCCAATGCCGCTCCAAGCGGCGAGGTGGCCGTTAACCTTCGCTCGAATGTCGACGTGAATCCAGCCGGGGTAAATTCCGAGTCCACCCAAGTCGGGGATCCGCCCGTCATCGAATAGCTTACGAGTCTGCGCGTGAAGCTGTGCCACCCGCGCGGCGGTGGGGTTCGCTGGTCTGATGTCAGCAGCGCGTCCCTGAATGTGTTGGGAGTTCTTAGCGACTCCTGATACACCGCCGTTGCGGGCTGCGCTTGCGTTAGCTAATGCAGCGTTGAACGCGGACGTTCGGTATCCAGAGATAACCGTAAGCGGCCCGCCCCAGTCATCTCGGATGACATCGAGAACGCGGCAGAGCACCGCAAGGCGATCCTCGATCCACTCGGTTGGATATGGAACGCCGTCATGCGAATAGAACTCACTGACGCTGAAATGGGCGCTGTTCATGAGAAGTTTCTCCTTGATACACCAAGAGCCATCCCCTGGTCTGAGAGGCTGGGCACTACCTGCTGGCACTCGCTGCTACGCACGGACGGGCACAGGATCATCCCCCTTGGGGAGACCAGTTTTTGTGCTCGCTACCCGTAACGCCTGACGAGCTATAGGTCGCAGTGGGGTGTTCATGCCCGCACATTTCGAGGTTACGTGCGGCTCTTTGAATCTGCACGCGCCCTGGACTGGCTGCCCCTCGATTACAACCACGAGCATTTGTGTGACTCCAGCGCCCGCACGCCGAGATGGGAACCAGCTTGACCCGGTTCAAGAAACATGGGAGTATGTCCCTTGTCGCTTTCACAACACGACAGCCTACCGCATCGGTGACGAGAGTCAAGAGGCGGGCACCAACGCCGGGGGTTGGCTCTTCTCCCCCGGCTTTTGTGCGTCTATGGGGTCACCGTTGGATGTCGTCGCAGGGCCTCGCCGACGGCACTGGACCGCGCAGCAGCCATGCCCGAGGCGATGGAGCGCATTTCCTCCAGGGGCGGCTCACTCTCGCGGCTGGCGAGGTTTGATAGAAAACCCAGCGCCTCCTTGGCGAGCTTAACGGCGAGGTCGGGGTGCGGATCAACCAAGTCAATGATCGACTCCACTACGGATACTACAGTCGGCAATATCGTCATTCTTTCCCCGCCATCTGAACAGTCAGGTTACGTGCCTGTTCCGAAATGAGGTTCTTGGCGTCGTTTATGGTTTCGAGAACTGCATCAAGTTCCTCAATGAGTCCGAAAAGGATTGCGCGGCGCCTAGCCGGTGTATGCGTGACGAGCTGTTCGCCAAGTTCCGCAATATTGTCTCCGCACGTTCGGACGGCCAATCCGAGGTTGACGGCGAATAGTCGAGGGTAGTCGATTCGTTTCGTTGGCGTTGTGTCGATTCCGTCGTCGACTCCGTCGATGTCCAGCACTGTACCATTTGGATTGTCGTCATTTGCCATTGTCTCCAGCTTTCGGCGCCTCTTCGATCTTATGAGCCGCCTCCAACGCAACCGTTTCCTTTTGACCTCTAGTTGTAAAATACGCTAAAACGATGGATCCAATAGCAACCCAGTTAGACCACTTCGAATCGGGGGGTACCTTCACGCCTCCAGCGGCGATTGCGACCTGCAAACCGACGCCAATTCCAGCAAGTGCTTGCAGTGGTCCGCGCAGCCTCGCCGCAATCAGGTCAATGCCGTCGAGTACATCCTTGAGTGCCATCATTCGTCCTTTGGTGGTTTAGGTTTGTGCTTCTTACGATATTCCTGCGCCTGCAACGCCGCCATCCCATTGAGCGAAATCTGCAATTGGTCAATGCGGCTGCCAAGCAGACCAATGGATTGCTCAAGATTCACGAAGTGACGGTTGGTCTCGGCGTCGCGAACGATGGTGTCCGCCTTGTATTCGGTTTTTGACAGCAGGCCGTAGTGCGAACCAAGGAACCCAGCTACGGCCGTGGAGGCCGCAACAAGTAGCGTGACGGCTGCCTGTTGAATCGTCGGCGAATGCGGACGAAGGTCGGGGACTCTTTCGTCGTCTTCGACAGCGCGCATTTGCCTAACCGGCGGTCGCATTACATACCTGCCACCACGACCGAACCGAACGTCGGGATAGTAGCGTCTCCGATGTTGCCGTAACGGGCGTTCGCAGTCGTGACCTGAGCAAAGGTGTAGTTGCTGCTGTCGAGCGTGAGCATGGTGGCGTTCGACGTAATGCCAGATCCAGGCAGCGACGACAGTCCGCCGTGGCGGAATTTAGCCGCAGCCGCGAACA